TCTTGAAAAAGTTTGTTACGCAGCAAGCTGCGGGGAATTAAACCCTCTTTTTGATTAAAAGAAATTTCTTGGGTGATATATCCATCCGCCGCTCTATAAACTTGTAAGCCAAAATGTTGGACACCTGTTGGTTTACCTGTTACAGTATTACCTCCTGCTCCAAAATACTGTCCATATGCTTTCACATCGTTTAAGGAACCACTTTTGAGTTCAGTAATAAGAGGATTAGCAGGTATTGTAATATTCTGTGACCCATCAAAACCAACACCATTAATTTGACGGGCAGTTTTAAGTTTATCTGCTGTGCTGGCATTTCCACCATTAGCTGGCATGGAGGTCGGCTTATTTTTAATGAATGCATCTGAGCCTGTATCTGTCACGCTCCAGTCTGACTGTACGTTAACCTCGGCCCCAGAAGCAATGCCAGATAGCTTATCCAACATCGCCTGGGTTACCTTATCAATTACTGTCTTATTACTATGGGAATGTTTCTTGCTATTGGAATCATTCCAGTTAGTCCGTTCCGCTGCCGTGATGTGCAGGACCACATCTGCCTTGTGTGTGATAAAATCCTCGATTGCCTTCGCAATTTTCCCCAACATAACAGTCAGCTTTTCTCCGCTGGTAAGATTGTCAAGAGTGGTTGCCTGCGTAAAGGTCGGTACCTGGTCATTGGTTGCCACGTTGGGTACGCTTCCCAGTCCCACCTGGGACTTTGTAACCCCATGGGGATTACTTTTATTACTGATGTGCGTATACGCCGCGTTCCAGTTATCCAGCAGGGTCTGGGTAATCTTATCCAGGACGGTCTTATTTCCGTGCTCATGTCGCTTATTATAAGCATCCGACCAATTTGTCAGCAGGGTTTCCGTCAGCTTGTCCAGGGTGGATTTATTACCATGGGTATGGCGCTTACTATACGTGTCATCATACCTAGTCTTGTCTTCCTTGCTGAGCAGTCCATCCACACTCTGGGTTGCCTTTGGGATTGCATTGGCGGATATAGCTATCCAGGCAGTGCCACTCCAACGGTACGTATAATTCGTATCCTTGACATTGACAGTCCAGCCGTCATCAGGATGGGGGTAAGTTGTCGCAAGGTCAGCATAGGTGCTGACAGCCTCCTTCCAATCAACGGCGGTCTCCAGGGCAGAAAGCTTATTGTCAACCTCATTCCTGGTATACTTATCATCCCAGTTAGGCTTATTGATACCGATAGTGTTCTGTATAGCCTCCTCCGCAGCCGTAGCCCTGGATTTTTCCGTATTAACGGCGTCACCAATTGACTTCTCGGCAGCCTTCGCCCTCGTAATCTCACTGTCCAGGTTATTCGTAAGGGTCTTTTCCGCTGCCTTGGCCCTGGTCGATTCTGTGGCCAGGTTATCCGCATTGGTCTTTTCGGCAGCCTTCGCCCGCGTCACCTCAGCTGTCAGGTCATTCCTTAAAGTCAGTTCTGCATCCTCTGCCCGTTTGACCTCTGTATCAATCCGCCCATTCAGTTCCATCTCAGCAGACAAGGCACGCGCTCCTTCCGTATTCAGCGCCTTCTGTGTTTCCACAACAGCTGCCTGGACTCGATTGATATCGTCTCCCTCAACAGTGTCCCCATCCGTCTCATAACTGATGTAGGCCACCGGTACGTCTGCATACACCCGGACAATCCGTTTCCATGGCGCCAGGCTGGGTGTAGACAGGGTATATGTTTCCAAGCGGGTTCCTGTAAGCTTCGGGCCGGTGAATACCGCAAACGTAGCCTCGTTAATATTATCATGCTGCAGCTCCGCCTCATACACGCCATTGGTAAGGTGGATTTCCTCCTCCACGACATAGGTATTCCCATCAACCTTGTTCAGCTTCTCGTAGAACGTACTCACCTGCATCACATCACCTCCAATGTGACCATGCCGGTCACTGCAATCTCTTCTTCCGTCAGGGCCATATTGCCGGATACTCCGTTAAGCAGCAGTCCCGAGTAATCCTCCACGCCCTCGGTCCCCAGCAGCAGGTTTCCGACCCTGGCCAGGCTCACATAGGACAGGTCCAGGGCCTCCTTGTGCAGGTACTCAGTCAGTGCAGCCTGGAATGCATTCTGGACGACACCCAGGTTCATGCCTGCCTGTAGCTTGATTCCAGCTGATACATTGACCGCCTTTTCCGCGACAGATGCCACGGTCACATCCGCGCCGATGGGGCGTAGCTCCTCGATATGCTCCCGTACCATCTTCAGTACGCCGGTACCTGCAGCTGACATGTTGGCATCCGCTACGATGACCTTGACTGTCCCTGGTCCATTGGCCAGTGGAAAGACTTTGGCCGCGCCTACGCCCTCACACTCCATGGCCCAGTTATAATAATCATACCGGTTTCCGCTGGTAGAAGGTTTCTGGACCTTTGTTAGATACCGCTCAAGCAGGGCTTTCGTAGACTCCTCATCACTCCCGTCCTCGATAATTCCGGTAAGCTCTGCCTTCGTAAGCCCCTGGATGTAATCAATGGGGACTAACGTTCCCAGTTCCCTACTCCCGACAGCACCTGCTGTCTCACATTCCATCCGGTAAATTCCTTCCTCCATACGGTCTATGGCGACATAATTTAAGGTCCCCAGGGAGAACCGGGAACCTATCTCTATATCAATGTTAAATTCACCTTTCAAAACAGCCTTGGTCGCCGGATGTGGGGTTATATCCCATTCCGCACAACGCCTAATCAAATACTCCCGGGTTGCCGTACCGGCAAACATCTGGTCCAGGGTCCAGTCAAGGCCTATATATGCATTCTGCAGTTCCACTGCGGTAGGTGCAAGGGCCGCATATATAGGGGAGCTCTGCCTTGTATCCATTTCCGGGCTGTCATCCCTTACCATCTGAAGCATCCTGTCAAGGATGACCTCATATGTGGTATCTTCATACACTACACATTCACCTCCTTGGTTGCACCAATATCCCCGTACTGGGTATGGACCGTAAACGTCACGGACAACTTCCGACCAAACTCCTCAAAAGAAAAGGCATCGACGCCCAGTATCCTGTCATCTTGCATTAATGCCTCCTTGATACGTTTTTTTATTTTTGATTTAACCACCCCCATGGGTTTTCCAAATAGGTCCTTCAACTCCACGCCGTAATTCCAGTTATATATCAGCCAGTCATACCGTTCTGTGTTTAGGGTGCAGTATATGGCTTGGCACACGGCTTCCTTCCCGTCTATATATCCAGACAGCGTCTTCTCATGTATCCGGAATGTTTTTGATGGAATCTGATGTATCTCAAAATCAGTTTCCAGGATGTCTCCTGTCTTTGGCAGCATCACATGCCTCCTTCCTAATATCGGTCCACCACAAGGTACTGCTGTGCCCCACGTTTCTGCACCAATATGACCGACTCCCCGCCTTTCAGAGCGTTCTTCACCGTGACCGCAACATCACCCACTCCCGGAATTGACATCTGTTCCACGTGGTCCGTCAGATACCGCGGTATGAGCAGCTGGCTGCCTGTGACGGTTATCCTCTGGTCTATCCGCACTGCCACTGGAGACGTCCCTGTCACAGTCCCTGTAAGTACGCTGCATGGCTTTGCCGCCTCCTCTGCCTGACAGGAAATGTTCCTTAAGTTCTCGATCCATTCATTATCCACTTATTCCGGCCCCTTTCAATGTAAGGTCCATGGTATGGACACCTTTGTCTATCGTATGCGTGACAGTTTCCACCAGCAGATAGTTCCTGAGATGCATGTCCTTCACATCCAGGAACACGGGTATAAGGCATCCAGCCCGTACCTTGATATCCCCGAACGCCTTCTTGACGGAAAGGCTTTTGGATGGACGGTTGTACAGGCCCAGATACGTCTCCGCTACCTTCTGACCGTCCACCCCCTTGTCCAGGGACTCGCTCATCTGCAGGACGCCCCATTTGTTGATATTCTCCGTGTGTTTGGTCATAAACACATCCCGCTTCTTTGTATCATCATTTTCCCGGAACAGTTTAATCTGGTTATAGGTATCTTTATCAATGCTGACCGTAAAGTCATAGTCCTGGGCTGTTTCATCATCAATCATCACATTGAGCTTCATGTCCTCTGCGTTCCTCAGCGTCAGTTTACCAACATCATCATACAGCACATACATCCTTCCCGTGGCAATTAAGGTAAGATCCAATGCATTCAGGATGATATCAAACAGGGTCGTGTCCGGCTCATTCCGGGTAGGT